GCCATGTCAGGATATTGAGCCATAGCCCAATCACGATCACGAATCTTAACTCTATGAAGCTGTCTAGGCTCTGCAACGGTTGATTCTACATAGTCTACCCAAATCTCATGTGGCAAGTCTTTCTCAAATCCTACTTTATCATTTGAAGTTCTATAGGCATGAACAAAGCTATCTCCCCAAACTGCTGAATCACTGAATGCTTCAATGCTCAATTCGTGCATTTTATGTTCATGAAATAAGCCTTGAGTAAATTTAGTTAATTGAGCCGCTTTCTTTTGATTAGACCAGACAGCGCCATTAGTAATATAAGTCGGTATAACATTATTCTTAGCCATTTTACTTTCAAGAGTATCAATAACCGATGAACATAAATTATAGCTTAATCTTGATGATGTTGGGCTTGCATTTGAAGTTCTGACAAAAGCTGAACCCATAAGATTATAAGCCGCTGTCGAACCATAAAGTCTTGTAGATATAGTTAATTGTTCAATGCGTGATGATTGGGCTACATGAATCTGTCTTAGCGTTGCTGTGATGCAATCAGCTAGACTAGATCCTGAGCGCATATCCCACCATCTGTAGTTTTCCGGTATGTCAGTATTCTTTGGAGCTCTAACCACTTTGTCTTTGATCTTAGCGGTCATGTTTGAGCGCTGTATTTTGTTAGCCATTTGTTAATTCCTTTTTAAGCTTCATTTGTTCTTCTTTGGTGCGTTTTTCTTGCTGTAATGTATCGTAAAATGGCGTGCTGTAATAAAGCACTTCATCGTCTGACATTTCATCTAAAATCTTGGTATCTGTGAACATAGCTTTTGCTTGTTCTTCTGTTAAAGGCTCAGCGGTATTAACTTTAGGCGCTTCACCTAAATCATATTTAACGCCATCAATCTCAATAGATTTTAAGCCTAGTTCTTTTGCTTCTTTGATTAGTTCTAGTCGTTTTTCTTTTTTCATAATGATCCTATAATTAGTGAACTTAAAACAATTGATGATAAATACAAAAATAATATGGCAAACGCTTTAATGGGATCAGACAAAAAGAATCCTGCTGAATAAGTTAAGGCTAATCCATAAATAATTTGTTTCTTTTCGCTCATCGTTTTCTCTTATCTAAATAATATCTAGCGACAGCATGAGGATCATCCATATCAATACTCATTAAAGCTTCTGAGTTTTCGTACATATCCTCTGATATTTCTTTTTGAACTTGTTGATCCAAGGCTACATTCATTTGTTGTTCGGTATGTCTAAGCCATTCTTGAGTGCCATGCTTATACTTGACCTTTGGCTTATCAGTTATCATTGGTCTGGACATTAAGCCCATCCTTGCCATATCATAAGCATCATCGCCCGTATCCAGGTCTCCCTCTGTCGCATCAATCTTTAAGACATCTTCTGGCCTGTCCGGGTCTACCATCATTCGTGCAATCGTGTTATAAGTGATTGGACAAGTATCAAAAATAAAAAACTTAGGCTCTTTTCTACCCTCCGGCAAATCCTGCCATGCTAAATAACTTCTAAGCTGTGAAGCTCCTTGAATCCTGTCGATAACAGCACGTTTAAGAATAATCCCATGACTTAAAAACTCTTCTGCAATTGTAGGGGCTGAGTTTGATTTAAGTATACCTTTTTGAACCCAGCAATCCCAACCAGCAACAATTGGCTGTAGTAATGTTGTGTCTTCAAACTTATTTAATTCTTTACAGAACTGATCAACTCTTAATTGAGCCTTGACTAATTCTCTATACAAATAAACATTGCCATCTTCATCGGTAGCAAACCAACCAAAAGCGCCTGGATGATTAAATCCAAAGTCATAAGAACCAAAACGGTTCCAATGCTTAGGGATAGCAAAAGGCTTGATTAAGTGAATTTCTCTTCGTATTTCTGAAAAGAACTGTCCTGCAAATATGTCCCAGTCGCCGAATCTGTAGGCTTTCCTTAGGGCTTCATTAGGCTCAGAGTTAAGCTTATGAACATAATCTGGATCATTGCTTAATAGCGCCGGGTTATCATCAACCAAAGCCTGCACAAATGCATAATCTTGAGGTCTTTCAAATTGATTAAATCGTCTTTCAACAAACAGCCTTTTGAGCCATGAATGCCCTACGCCACCTGGATTGCCAGTCAGTAAGCATCTTGATTTAAAGCCTGGTCTACTTGATCTGTTAGATCCTAAAAGCTTTCTGAACATTGATTCCAACCATTGTCCAGCCTCTTCAATTGCCAAGTCTTCAAACTCTCGACCTTGGTAAAGATCAACGTCTTTCTCGTTTTCACAATGACAAAACTCTAATGATGAGCCGTTAGGTAAATTTAAGATCTTTTTAGAATCATTCCAATATTGTTTAAGCATCGGATATTCTTTAAATATTGGCCTAATGTGATTGCCTTCAAGCTCTTTATATGTACGACGAAATAAGCCGCCATGAGTGCCAGGATATTTAAAACGTCTAAAAAGCATGATATCTCTCACACCCTTAGACTTGCCGCCACCTTTAGCGCCACCATAGAAAGTGATTGGTTTTTCTTCGACAGTTTTAAGAAATAGCTTTTGTTTTGGTTGAAGTGAAAAAACTAATTCAGTCATTTAGAACTCACGTAATCTTTGACTACAACTGTAAAGCCTTTTTCTTCATCATTTGATAATTCTACTGACTTTCTGGTGGGGTATAGATATTTGCAAACCTCTTTAAGAGCTTGTAAACGCAAAACTTCATCTAAGCCTTTATCAGAGGCCAGTTTTAATAATTCATTGAACGGGTCTATCTTTAAGGCTTCGCATTGAGCAAATAGGTCTAAGGTTCGCTTGTTAGGCGTACCCTTTTTTCTGCCTGCGTTTTCTGCTCTTGGTTTACCCTTTGCGAAAGCCATATTATTCTATCTTACTTTATAATAACTTAATGCCGCGAATATTAGTATAAGGCACAAAGAACTTTTTACCGCTATTCTTGCCTTTGCCTATAATTCGCACACCAGCCGTTTCCATGAAAATATCAGAGCGTTCATTTGTCACTGATAGTCCAGAGCCCATTGCATCAACGCCGGCATGAAATTGAACGTGTTTGCAATCTGGTTTTCTTATTGCTTGCTTTGCTTCTTGTTGAGAATCATTATCATTTGAATAATCAGCCTTAATGATTGCGCCAACTTCATTTGTGTTTTGAGTTGCCGCTAATTTAGCCGCTCTTTGTTCTTTAGTTAATCCTGCCATATTATTTTTTTCCAATCGGACAAAATGTTTCATCTTTCAATACAAAAATGGTTGGAACAAACATTATACTAGTTCCTATAACTCCCATCAGCGCATTCCAGCCGCTAATTTTGTATGTGAGGTCTGGCTTTTTATCGTCAAACAATCCGACACAATCACCGAATTCTGTTTTTGAAGTGCACGCACTTAGGGTTAACAATAATGCGATCAATAAATATTTTTTCATTTATACTCCTTTGTATAATTTAAATGGGTTAAAACTAATATTCTTCTTAGGCTCTAAAAGGCTTAAGATTGATTTTGTTCTGTGTGTAATGGTAATGGGTGACTTAGTATCAATTGAATCAGCCACAAGGCTATTAGCTATTCCAAAGCGCCTAAAATCCTGTTTAACAAAGCAATAATGTAAAATATGGGGCTCATCATAAACCAAATAGCCTAAAATAATGTCTTGATCAATTTTAGTGCAAGCTATCTTAATTTTTGAGTTGTTTAGAATTTCATCAATCACTAATTTGTAGTTGTCGAAGAATATTGATTTTTGAATTTGTTTAGTCCAAGAATCGTAATGGTATGAGTTTAGCCATGTTGCGTAAATGAAGCTTATGTCAGAATCTTTTGGCTGTCGAATTTCCCAGTGCATTTTTTTCTATTCCTATCGTGTATCTACAATAGGGAGCAAAATGTAACATTCAAGACTAGACGAGACTGGATTTATGTCTTAGGATCAAAGTAAGTACAAAAAGAAAGAGCCCCTTGGAGAGGCTCTGTCAGAACAATAACAATGATTTGTGTAACTGAGAATGATTCTCACATACATTTTAACACCTGACAAGTCTTTTTTTATTTCGATAATGCGAGCCTGAAAAAATCGTTAAATCAGGCAATTATTAACATATTATAGATCCGGTCTTGGTAATTACATCAGATGTCGTCCAAGACAAATAGTCGAATCAGGTTGGTTAAGCTTATGCGTAGGTTTAATTTGATTGGATTCCTAGGATTGCATGACTACGGGCTAATATGATTGATACGCAAGCGAAAGCTGAGCAACACATTCCTAGATGATTGTGGCATATATATAAAGGTGAATGCGGGAGAGGGAATAAATAGGCCGATACCTCACATGACTAGCCCATATCCTGAGTCAGTTTAAATAGATTG